GCATTACCTTGTGGATTTGATGGTTACGTAATGAGAAGCTATGCAAGTGCTACCCCACCATTTATTGTCTATAAAACTAAATACCTTAAACCGGGTGATGTGGTATATAACCCTCCTTTTGGATCAACAAACGGTGGAGACAATGCTGTTATTTCAAATGGTGAAAACCCAAGAAAGGCGTATTTAGGTATTTCTAATATTAGTGGTGTTGATTATGACTTTTTTGAATACAAAGGAAAACAACTACCTGTAAATCTTGGAACTGACACAACTGGACCTTCATGGGGTTATCAAGTTAAAGGATTCCACATGGATAGTGGAGCAACTGTAGTTACTGTGGGTCCTGGTTATGTGACTTCAGGGCAATCTGCTTTTGAGGTAGGTGTCGGGTCGTTTAATTCTGAACCAACAGATGCGGATAACCCATACTACAAACTTAACACTCGTAAGTTTACATTATATCCTGCAGGTGGTTTTGATGGTTGGGATATCTATAGAGAATATAGAACTAATGGTGATACTTACGCACTTGGTCAAACAGGATACAAGTTCGGAGCTGAACCATCACCAACATATCCTACAGCTACCGGATGGGGGGCGTTCAAACAAATCTCAGGACCTAATCAAGAAACGTGGGCAAATTCTGATTACTACGCATACAAATGGGGTCAAAATACATTCAACAATCCTGAAGCAGTTAACATTAACATATTTGTTACCCCTGGTATTGATTATGTTAATAATTCAAACTTGGTTGAGGAAGCGATTAATTTGATAGAATCAGACAGAGCAGATTCAATTTACATCTGTACTACTCCTGATTTCAATATGTTCTTACCATCATGGAATGACGTTGCGGAAGGTTTAATATACCCACAAGAGGCGGTAGATAACTTAGAAACGACAGGAATAGATTCAAACTATACCGCATCTTACTACCCATGGGTGTTAACAAGAGACAGTGTTAATAATACACAACTCTATTTACCACCAACTGCTGAGGTTGTTAAAAACTTAGCGTTGACAGATAACATCGCATTCCCTTGGTTTGCATCTGCGGGTTACACAAGAGGTTTAGTGAATTCAATTAAAGCAAGAAGAAAGTTAACTCAAGAAGATAGAGATACCTTATATAAGGGAAGACTTAACCCTATTGCTACTTTCTCTGATGTTGGTACCGTAATATGGGGTAACAAAACAATGCAGATTAGAGAATCCGCACTTGATAGAATCAACGTAAGAAGATTGTTATTACAAGCTCGTAAATTAATTTCAGCGGTAGCAATTAGATTATTGTTTGAACAAAATGACGATAAAGTAAGACAAGATTTCTTAAATTCAGTTAACCCAATCTTAGACCAAATAAGAAGAGATAGAGGTTTAATTGATTTCCGTGTGACGGTTTCTAACACTCCTGAAGATTTAGATTCAAACACTTTAACGGGTAAGATTTTCTTAAAACCTACAAGAGCGTTAGAATATATCGACATCGAGTTTGTGATTACTCCGACAGGTGCGTCTTTCGATGACGTATAATTAAAATAATAAAAATCGTAATGGGGGGTAGAAATATTCCCCATTATATATTTATAGTAAAATACTATTATGAAAATAGAGAAAAAAATTATTAAGGAATCTGTTGGTGACCAAAAAAAAGGATATGAAAGTTATTCTAAAGTAAAACAAAATATCATTTTGACTGAGAAACAATTAGAAAAATTATTGGAAATTATTAAAAAATAATGAATATTAAAAAACATGTATACTCGTATTTAAATAAGAAAAATTTAAATGAGGGAATAGATGAATCAGGAACTCCTGATACAAAATATTACGCATTCGATTGGGATGATAATATTGTATTTATGCCAACCAAGATTATGGTTATGTCTGAAAACGAAGAAGAGGTTGGAATGTCAACTGAGGAATTTGCAGAACATAGACATGAATTAGGTGTCGAACCATTTAGTTTTAAAGGGACAACAATTGTTGGTTATGCTCCCGAACCATTCAAATACTTTAGAGTTCAAGGAAATAAGAGATTTGTTTTAGATGCTATGACCGCTAAATTAGGTCCGTCTTGGAATGATTTTGTAGAATGTATTAATGGGGGGTCAATCTTTGCGATTATAACTGCAAGAGGACATAATCCAGAGGTTTTAAAAGAAACGGTTTATAATTTTATTGTGGGTAATCATAATGGAATCAATAGTAAGACTCTTGTGGAAAACCTTAAAAAATATAGGGAGTTTGGAGTAGATATGGTTTATGAACAATCAACCTCATTAAAATTTTCAAATAAAGAACTTATTGACGATTATTTAGATATGTGTCGTTTTGAGCCGGTCACTTATGGTCAAGGTAGTGCTGCGAATCCCGAAGAGTTAAAAATTGTTGCAATGAGAAAGTTTATTATATATTGTCAAGAAATGGCTCAAGAGATTGGAAAACGAGCAATTTTTAAAAATGACATGACTAACCAAGAATTTACACCAAAGATTGGTTTTTCAGATGACGACCCTAGAAATATTGAGAAAATGAAAGGTTTTTTAGAAAAAGAATATCCTGAAAGTTCAGTAAGAACATATTTAACTAAAGGAGATATAAAAAACGAAGTATGATATATATATATATATAAGTAATGTTCTAGTATAACAATATTTTATTTCTGAACCAAAGTAAATAGAAAAAAAATAAAACACTAGATATTTATTAATAAAATAAAAAAAACAAAAAAATTTAGATAATGGCTGATTTGTTAATGAAAATGCCCTTTCAGTATGAACCGAAAAAGGCAAACCGATTTATACTGACTTTCCCAACTTCATTGGGGATAAACTCTTGGTACGTTGAAAGTTCTTCAAGACCTAGTATTAAAATTGAAGCAAAAGATATTCCTTTCTTAAATACTAAAACCTATGTTGCTAGTAAATTTGAATGGGAAACGATTTCAGTTAAATTTAGAGACCCAATTGGTCCATCAGCGGCACAAGCATTAATGGAGTGGGTTCGTTTACATGCCGAATCAGTAACAGGACGTATGGGTTATGCTGCGGGATACAAAAAAGACATTGATTTAGAAATGTTAGACCCAACAGGTGTGGCGGTAGAAAAATGGATATTACAAGGTTGTTTCTTAACCGAGGTTAAATTTGGTGAAGTTGGATACGATAAAGATGACATTATGACCATAGATGCAACCTTAAGACCTGACCGTTGTATATTAGTTTACTAATAAATAATTTATAATTACACTAACCCACCCAACAAAGGTGGGTTTTTTGTTTACAAAAAATTAGTAGTGGATTATATTTAAAATAAAAAACTATGAATCAAGCTGAAAGTTACGGACAAATGGATTTTAATTTACCACACGACGTGGTTAAGTTACCAACAAAAGGAATATTTTACAAACCTAAAAAAGAAAGTCTAAAGATAGGTTATTTAACCGCTCAAGATGAGAATGTGTTAATGTCTTCAAACACAAATTCAGAAGGAATTATATCTACACTATTAAGAAATAAGATTTATGAACCTGGGTTTGACATTGGTCAACTACTTAACGTAGACATCCAAGCCATATTATTATTTTTAAGAAACACATCATTTGGACCTGAATATACATTTTCAATTAAAGATAGTAAGACGGGTAGAGATTTTGAAGCAACAATTATTTTAGATGAAATTAATATCATACAACCAAAACACTTACCAAATGATGAAGGGTTTTATGATTTTAGATTACCAAAAACAGGTAGAAATCTTAAATTAAAATTATTAACGTTATCTGATGATAAAGAAATTGACAAAATTTCTGAAAGTTACCCACAAGGTATGGTTGCTCCTGTTGTAACAAAAAAATTAGAAAAACATGTTGTTGAAATGGATGGTGATACCGATAGGGGTAAAATCGTTACTTTCATTCCACAAATGCCAATTAAGGACTCTAAAGATTTACAAAAGTTCATTTTAGAATGTGAACCTAAACTCGATTTAAAAAGAACAATCACAACCCCGTCAGGAGAAAACGTCACAGTAAATGTGGCATTTGGGGTTGAGTTTTTTCGGCCTTTCTTCCAATAATAAAAAAAACCTATTAGACGAAATATATTATTTATCTAAATATGTTAATTTTTCATATTTGGATATTATGGGGATGCCCACTTATGAACGTAAATATTTTATGAATAAATTAATAGGTGAAAGACTATAAAAATTAAAATTATTCTATTTATAAAATAAAAGTAGTATGTTTTTATTTGATGATACAACCTTAGCTGAGTTTGATACTAAAGGGACCTCCTTTGGTGATATATTAACTAAAGTAAAAGGGGCATTTAAATCGGCCCTTAAATTTGAAACCGCCATTCAAACTATAACGGCGATGGACGACGAGGCAAAAAAACTACAAAGGACCCTTGGTAGTGGAGTTATAAATATTGGGGCTACCGATAAAGGGGCTACTCAGTTAAGAAATACCATCACAAATATTTATAATGAATCACTTAAATTTGGTGCATCGTTTGATAACGTCACAGAATATGCTGGTGAGTTATCTGGTGAGATGGGTAAAATGACATTACCTGTTGAAGAAGCAACGATTAATATGCTTGCTCTTTCTAAAACTACGGGAATAGGGGCTAAAGAAATTGGTAAGATGACGGGACAGTTTTTAAAACTAACGTTATCGCAAACACAATCGGCATCTCAAATGGCTAAAATTGCTAAAATGGCGAGAGAGACAGGTATTGAAGCTAAAGCACTACTAGAAGAAGTACAAAAAAACCTTTCAATGGTTGATGCCTTTAACTTTCAAAACGGGGTTGAGGGGTTAACTAAAATGTCTGCACAAGCACAAAGATTTGGAACCACAATAGATAAAATAGTTCCTAAAAAGTTTTTAGAGGATATGTTAGACCCAGAAAAGGCAATCGAAGCTGCCGCTAATTTTAGTATGTTAGGTGGTGCTATTGGAGGGTTAAATAATCCATTTAATTTATTAAATGACGGGGCAAATAATGTTGGTAATCTACAAAATAAAATCGTAGAGATGGCTAAAAGTGCATTTAAAATAAATGATGTCACTGGAGCGATTGAAACCAACAATGTTTCTATGATGAGGTTGAGGGAACAAACGGCAGCATTTGGTGGGGATTATGAAACAATGGTACAAGTTGGTAGAACGGCAGCTAAAGAACAGATGGTTCAGAATAAATTAATGAAAGAGGGTGTCGATTTAAGTAAGTTTAGTGAAGAACAAATGAATTTAGTTAAATCTTTAAGTGAGGTTGGAAAAGGAGGAAAATTGGAATTAAGAATACCTGGTTTTGAAACTAGTGACTTAACCGCAACTTTAAGTAACAACCCTAAAGCCTTGGCAAGTGCTCTTGAGGCATATCAAAAAAAGGCTGAAATGACGGATAGACAATTGGCTGAAGAGGGGTTAACATTATCGGAAACACAAGCAAAAGATACGAGAATAATTAGAGATACTATGTTAAATAGAATGACTAAACAACAAAAAACCGATATAGTTAACGCTCAATACCAAGGTCAAGAGGGATTTGCAAAACTTGGGGTACCAACTGAGGCAATGACTGCACCTGGAGAAACGGTGTTAAAAGCTCTTCCTAATGCGTTTTCAACTGCAGGGACAAAATTTAAGGATACTCAAGACTCGATATCTGAGATTGAATTATTAAATTTAGAAGGATCTGGTGACGCCCAATTACCAAACAATAAAGATGCGTTTTTTGGAAAAGGAAATAAAACTTTGTCTATGGGTAAAGGTGAGATGTTTAGTTTTATAAAAGAAGACCAAGCATTATTTGCTCCTGATTTGGATAAAAAATTATCAGTATTAAAAGAAAGTTATTTAAAAGTTAAGAGTTTAGGGTCATCAAACCCAACGGATATATCATTTAAAAGTAATGAACCAAAAAGTTTACCAGCACAAACCATCACATCCAAACAAGAAACATCTCAAAATATCACACAAACAATAGATAATAATTTTAACATAACTGTAGATTTAAATATTAAAGGGATACCTAATAGTCCATTATCTGATTTACTGTCCAAAGACGGTGACTTTAAAAGACAACTGACAGAAAAAATTATGGATGTGTTTGATAAAAAAGATATATTATCAAAATCTAAAGCAAGATTACAATCAAGGTAATTATAAAATAACCTTATAACCTATTTATCTAATAAAAGATAATAGATGGAGAGTCCACTTTCGTTTGATTCAACTGAGAATTTTAGAAAAAAATTATTAGTAAAAAATTTACAACCATATAGTGTTGACGGTTCGTTCGCGTCTTCAAAGATTAATAAAAAAGAAATCACATTGGTAGATTATTCTGTTAGTGATTCTCCCGATATTAGTGTTGAACAGAAAAAACAAGAAGAGAGATTAACAAAACAAAATAAATTTAATTCTGGTGGGGAGTTTGGTAATGTTATTCAAATAAACATTAATAAAGGAACTGAGACCAATGGTGGTCTATATGGTTTTAAAAATACTGAAGGGTCAAAATTAGAAGTTATTGGTGATAACTCTGAAAAACTATTATATGTTCAGAACATATATGGACCAACGCAGTTTTCAAATTCTTTTGGTAACCCCGTTAATATTAATAAAAACACAAACAAAATTACAAACGAAGGTCTTTATGGGTTTGAAAAAACTTTTGGTAGTGATTTAGAAGTAATTGGGGATGTAAAAGAAAATGAATTAATAGTTAAAAACCAGTACGGACCTGACCAAACAGACAGTAGAAATGTAGTCAATCCTAACGTAAATAATCAAACAAAACCTAACGAAGGTCACTATGACTTTATAGATAGTTTAGGTAGTGATTTAGAGAAGATAGGGATATTCTCAAAGGATTCTCAAATAGTTATTAACCAATATGGGCCACAAGGAACGCAAAGTAACACTTCAGTCACACCTAACTTAAATTTCCAAACTAAGGCTAATGAAGGGAACTATGGGCCGGACGATGCGGTATTAAGTGCTTTAGAGTTAAAAGGTGATTCACAAGAAAACATATTAAGAGTTTTAAACAAATATAATCCTGAATCTGTATCTAATGGTTTTGGTGATACCGTATTGTTCCCAACGAGAACTTTAGGGGTTTCTAATTATGGTGAATATGATAATGCTAACGACGCGATTAATAGTGAATTAAATAGTGTTGGTATTACGACAAGTAAGTTTTTATATACTAAAAATAAATATACAACAGGAACTAGAAGAACAAACTACGGTGATGTAATTAATATAAATAGTGATTTTTCACTCGGGTCAAATGCCGGTCCATATGAACCAACAGAGAATTCGGGTAACGATAGTAAACTTGAACGAATTGGTGACCAAAGACTTAAAACGACGGTAGTAAAAAACCCATATCAACCGGATATTATTCCTGACGTAGTTGTTCCAAATAGAGAAACCCAAACACAAGCTAATAAAGGTGAGTATGATTTTACGGCATCACAACCTGGAAAAACAACAGAACAATCTCAATCATATAACTATGGTAAAAATCTTTATAATACTGGTGATGGGGCATATGACGAGTTAGTTATTGATGAGATATTTCCTGATAGTTTAAACAGACCATATGCTAATAGCGACACTACGTTTTCGTTTGTTCCGTCGTTCTATAGTCCTATTAATATTTTAAACAGCGATAATCCAAATGGAACTGAAGGAAGTTTAAGTCAGGATTCTAATTTGGCTAAAATTGCTGCAAAACAATTACAAAAAGAATTTAGAACAAGGGTTGCTTACGAATTATACCAACAAACATTAGGTAGGTCGATTTTATCTAACTCATCTGTATCAACAATATCAGGTGGAATTGGACCAAGTCCGTCAATCGACCCATTTGATATTTTAGGGGTGGTGACAAATAACATACCACTTGTTCAAAAAAATTATCAAATAACATCACCATCAACAATTGTTGGAGACATATTAGGATTTACTTCAAGACTATCAGGTCTTTATTCTCCATACTCTATTATTCCTGGTGAATATTTTGATTATCCCGATAAAAACTTTGGAAGTCAAATGTTGGCCAATCCTATTGGTGCTATTGCGGGAGCTATAGGAAATCTTGTAAATAATTTATTATCAGCAAATATTGATACGGGGTCTGAAAGATTAATGGCTTATACATCAAAAGCAACAAAGTCGTTGTTGTTTGATATGTTATTTTATAATTCATATAGACCTGATTATAATTTAGATTCTTTACTAAGTCCTAATTTATCATTACCTAAACCTAATTTTTATATTGGTAACAGTAAAAATTTCGTAAGAGACATTGTTAGTCCAAAACTTGACCAACCTAAAGGTAGAGATGGTAAACCTAATAATGGTCCTGTCTTTGATTACGGAGTATTAGGTAAGGAGTTTGAAGGTGAGGATGTTAATCGAAGGTTGTTTGGTTTAAATACTAGAAATTATTACAATGGGTCTTTAGATACTTTGGGGGTTGTTGGTAATTCAAGTATTATAGGTGATTTTATATGGACAACTAACGATTCGTCATTTATTAAACCTGGTTTATTTGTTGGATTTAATAATAAAATTATTAATTCTACTGACGTTGTTTTTGATACCATATTACAACAAGCATTTAATGATGGTAAATCTTCTATTTTGTCACTTACTGACGGGTCGATACTTGACATCACTCAAAAATTAATAGATGCTGGAGCCAAATCATCTAGCCCTAACCATGTGGGTAATGCTATTAATCAAGTTACTAAAGTGTTTAACGATGGGTACCAAGAGATGACTAAGGGATCCAGAGTTTTTAGATACGTGACACCAACATCTATAAAACTTGGTACGGCTGCTGTGAGTAGTGTGCAAGGTTATGAGTATTGTAGGTTATTCACAAAGGATAGACCCTATAGTACATACAAACAATTACAAAAAAATAGATTAAATAATGGTAAAGGTAATATTAGAGGAGCGACCTATTCCATTTTAGATTCTACATATAACTTGAATATTGCTCCAATGTATGGAGAAGATTCCACCAATATTGGAAAGGACGGTAAAGTGATAAAATATATGTTCTCAATTGAAAACTTAGCTTGGAGAACGTCGAGTAGACCTGGATTTACGGTTGATAGTTTACCTGGTTGTGAGATAGGACCAAATGGGGGTAGAATTATGTGGTTTCCACCTTATGAATTAAGTTTTGATGATAATGTTAGAACATCATGGAAGGACAATGTTTTTTTAGGTAGGCCTGAACCAATATACACTTACCAAAGTACGGAAAGAACCGGAACATTAAAATTTAAAATAGTTGTTGACCACCCATCAATTATGAATGTTTTGGTTAATAAAGAATTAGCAAAAGAAAATTCATCAGTTGCGACTAAAGTTATAGATTCGTTTATTGCTGGTTGTACTGAGTACGACATTTATGATTTATTAAAAAAATATAAATCATTTAGTTTATCTGATATCTACAATGTTATTGAAACCATTAATAATGTAACCGAATTAGTACCAAGTACTCCTAATCCTAATCCTGTTGGTGAAGTTATAGTACAAGAGAACACTAATTTAGTTGAGGAGAGTGCGGGAAGTTCTTCTGAACAAACACAACAAGAAAATATTGAAATCGCTAAATTCCAAAACATACAACTGCTTTTTGAAAATGCGAAACCAGACTCTAGTGACACAAGTAGTTCGTATGATAAATTTTATAGTGAGTTATCCGGGCTTAAAAGTACGTATAATAGCGGGGCGGAAGATAAAGTTTATAATTATAATGGTACGGTATTACCTAATCCGCCGGCCAATTTTGGTTTAAAAGACTTTTTAGATACTAGAAAAACTTCTATAAGTGGTATTTTCACATTTTTAGATAGTGAATATACGGTATTTAAAGAATTATTATCTAAAGTAATTAAGCTTTGTGATGGAGGGACTAAGGTAACCTTAGATGTTATTGGTTCTGCTAACTCAACTGCGACTGTGGGGTATAACGAAAGTCTTTCTAAAAGACGCGCAGATTCAGTTGTTAAGATGATTACCGATTATACTGAGGGTGAATTAAAGATGAAAGACATGGTTGATAAAAACCTGTTATTATTTAACATCGAAGCTAATGGTGAAGGACAATCAATTGATGAAGAGGGGTATCGAGATATAGAATGTTCTAAACCCTTTGATAATCAAACTATATACCAATTTTCAGTACAAGGTATGATGTGTAGGAGAACTAAAGTTGGTGTAGCAAAAATTGAAGCCCCAACCAATGTACCAGAAACGGCATCAACAGACGTTAGTGATGCTCCTGAGGGGGTAATTGACCCACTAGGAGCCGATGTAAATAACACTAATGATACAGAACCACAATCAGAATCATCATATGTTGTTAAACAAACACAGAAAAAAACATTAACAAATGAGATTAGAGAAGGAATAACTAAAAGATTACTTAGAAAACTATTAAGCGAATGTAATTATTTTGAGATGATTAGGGAAGAAAACCCAATGATATATGACGGAATACGAAGTAAGATAAAAAACTTTAACCCAGTTTTTCACTCAATTACTCCTGAAGGGTTAAATGCTAGATTGACCTTTCTACAACAATGTATGAGACCTGGAGAAACCATACCAACCGTAGTTGAGGCGGGTCAGAATACGACAACGGAAGCATATAATGACGTAACTAATAGTGCATTTGGTTCACCACCAATTTGTGTTATTAGGGTTGGCGACTTTTTTCATACTAAAGCCGTTTTTGAAAGTTTAGATTTAAAATTTGATGATGCCGTCTACGATTTAAACCCTGAGGGTATTGGAGTACAACCAATGATTGCTGAGGTTACGATGCAAATAAAATTTATTGGTGGACAAGGCCTACGAGAACCAATTGCAAAATTACAAAACGCGTTGTCTTTTAACTATTATGCTAATACTGAAATGTATGATGAAAGAGCCGAAGAAACGGACCCGATAAATCCAAAGTTTGAAAAACAATTAATTGATGACATCAAAAATGAGATAGGAGATATAGGGGGACAAAAAAGACCTGAGGTTAATGATGGTGGTGTGACATTAGGTGTTATTGAAAGTACCTATTTGGATGTGAACACTTCACAAATAAAAGGAAAAATTAGATATAAAGAACTAATGGATACCATGGTTGATAAAACCGAAAACTACATTAATGGGACATATTCAACACTACAAACATTAAATACCGATTTATTATGGGGGGGATTAATACTTTATACGAGTACCCCTAAGTTTACGTCCGGTTTGTTTAATTACTTGTTAGGTAACCTAAGTAATAAGGTTACTATTTTTGGTAAACCTGATGGATATCAAGATAGAGTTGATAAGTTATTTAATGGGGCTAAAGACGATGTTGAAGATGAAACATCACCAATCTTGGGAGGATTAGGTCAAGAAGGTTTCCCAACAAATGGTGAGATACGTAAGGTTAAACGAAAAATTAAAGAAATGATTGACAGTAGAAAAAATAACTACTTACAATCATTAGAGAAAAATACAGCAAAATTGGTAAAATCACAAATAGAGTTTGTAAAATATGTTGACCAAATTAACTACGTTTTAAGTCAAGTTGATGGATATAAGAATAAAAGTGGTGGTGTTGTAATATACGATATTTCAGGAACTACAGAGATTGGTGCTGGTAGTACTGCGGCCAATACTTATGATGAGTTAAGAGATGATTTCTTAATAATAAGATCGGACCTTAGTGGTCTTACTAATACATTTGGTGAATATCAGTTGATACCTAATGGTGTTGGTAAAGTTTATTCTGATGAATTTAATTTTGAAACATACATAGATTCTAAGGTTCCTAAAGATGTGAGATTTTTCTTAATATTTGGTAAAGAAATATTAGAAGACTCCGATAAGTTTATAAATGAAATTATGACCTCAATACCGGACGCAATATTCCAAAATGAATGGAAAAAATATCTGTATCAGAATATTGGTATAAATCTTACGGGTATTTCGTTTAAAGGTATACCTAATAAAACATATTTACCAACAGGTAGGTACAAAAATTATGAAAAATCTAAAAAAACTTTAGACGATAACTTTAAAAATTTTAAAGACAAATATTTTTCTGTTAAATTACCAAATGATAAATATAAACCATTTAACAAAGGTAAAATAAGGTTATTTGATTTAACTAAACAAGATCCGGTTTCACCTCCTAATGATGTTAATCTTTTATCGTTATGGGATACGGTGGATTCGGGGGGAAACGACTTCAACTTAAAGAAAAAAATGAATTAATATGCAATATTATAATAGATACCAAAACTTTTTTGTTAATGGAACACAAACGGTTGTGCCATATGTTACGTTACCATCAAGAACCACAGACCAAAGATACGTATATAGAGATAACCAAACTAGGTTAGACAAGCTTAGTTACGAAAAATATGGTTCACCGTATTTTGGTTGGTTGATAATGATGGCTAATCCATCTTATGGGGGGTTAGAAACTAATATTCCTGACGGAACTATACTTAATATTCCATATCCATTATTGGGTGCTCTTTTAGACTACAAAAATGCGGTAGATACACATATTTTTTATTATGGCAGATAACCTTTCAAAACAACCGATTTATGTTGAAACGGATTATGACAATATCGTTCTAATCGACCCAAACAAAATAATCGTTAATAATAAAGTGCAAGACAGATTAGTTGACCACGAAGATTTAGTGTATTACGCAAATTTAGAAACTAAAGTAATACCAAGAACAAAACTTGCGGTTGGAGAAACGTTAGATATTGTTAACTCCACAGTTGCAAGTCTAAAATCGGATTCGAGTGATCCCGCATCTGTAATTAATTTTTTACAACCTGGCGGAAGAAATAATCTTGATACGTCGTATACTGACCAAATAACGGGATTAAATTCACGTGTAGGTGGGGGTTTAAATCAAGGAAGTCAAAAATCTAAAACTGTTAACGGTAAAACTATTAACTTTAGAGATGTTAATAATTATTCGGATACCCAAATGTTGGGCATCACAAATATTAGCGTTAAAGTTGTTGCAAATGGAATACCTACCGTTGATATGACATTAGTTGATATTCAAGGTAGAACCTTATTTGAACAAGGAGAAAAGTCTATTTATTCTGTTTTTTTTAATTTACCCTACCCATTATTTTATTTAACAATAAAAGGTTATTACGGTAAAGCGATAAGATACGCGTTAAATCTTACAAAGTTTAACGCGGCTTTTGAACAACAAACTGGTAACTATGAAATTAAATTAAGTTTTGTTGGTAAACTGACCGGACTATTAAGTGATACGATATTGGACTATGCTAGAGTTGCCCCAAAAATGTTTCCTACGATAGTCGAAAGAACTGAATCGACAAACAACAGTGCGTCCCCAAATAGTACTAATAACGTCACAACAACTCAAACCTCATTAGGGGCTCAAAAAATGGATGAGGTTTATAGTATATACGAATCAAAGGGATTAATAGAAAAAGGATTCCCAAGATTAACGATTGAAGAGTTTATATTAAGATGTGATGACTTTAACACTGCTATAGAAAAAGACATTAAAAAAGGTGATTTTGCGGTTTTAAATGATATTAACTCTTATAGTAATTTAATATCCGAATTAAAAAAAACGGTTTATAGTAAAGTTGTAAACACATATTTAGATACTGATAGTTATATTATACATGATAATGAGATTTATTACCCATTCAAACCTAATATCGATTTTCAATATAGAGAACAATTAAAAACAGATATTAGTGCGGAGATTATAGGTGGAGTAGAAAACTTTACAAAAAACGCATCTTTTGGTGAGAATGGATTTTATAAAGTAGGTGATGAAACATATGAAAATCAAGAGATTCCGGTGTTTTTATCTCCTAATGATATTGTTATACAATTTTCTTATGTCAATTTAACCGAAACCGATTATAAAAATACCTTAACAAAAAAAATAGGACGACCACCAACAGATTCAGAATTAATTACATTTAAAACACAAATAACAAAAGATTTTGAATTATTTGGTAAGAAAAAAGATGTAGCAACGGGAGATATTGTAGATGACATCCCAACCTTTTTTAAATATGGGGAGTTGGAGATAGGTTCAAACAATTACGCTCCAAATAGTTTTTTAGATAAATTAGATAAAATGAGTTCTACTCTTAAAACTAAACAAACGGTTATTGAACAAACGTTTTCCGACCAGTTAGCAGATAAATTAATCAACAGTAATGCCGGTTTAGGTTTTGAACCAACAATTAGAAACGTTTTTGCGGTTATAATGGCGGGAGTGGATACATTCTATAGGTTAATGGACCAAACACATTACGACTCTTGGAGTAAAAAAAATAACCCAAAAAGAATATCGTCCATAATCCCTCCAGGTAAAAATTTTGGTGTTGATTCTAAAAATTTGGTTAATTATGTGGGTAATGAAAATAATAAAAATGTCGTTTATCCTTGGCCTACTTATTTTACTCTTGAAAAACAACCGGACGGTAGGGAGATGTACACGGTACAATATTTAGGTAACCCTAAATATGTTACACAAACGAATGGTTTTGATAGAACAATTTGGCCTGAAATATTCTTTACTGAAAAATATTTAGAAGCTGCGGTATCTAAGGCCCCTAACTCAAGAGGCGGGTCATATGCCAATCCAACAATATTAAATAACTACGCATCATCAAATGCTTTAGAATTTCCATTTACGGTTAT